ATACAAAAGCAAACTCGCTTCGCACCTTTGAGCGGACTACTGGCGACATGCGCGGTGGGATTACAACCACTGAGTTTGAGAGAAGCATCTTAGACCAGTACGACTTCTAACGAAAAAAGCCCCCACGCGAAGTGGGGGCCAGTAAGTACTTTCGCAGTACCAGAGAACAACATTATGAGCAGTAATGTCGTGTGTGCACTGTTACATAGTACGCCATGCTCGTAAACCTAATTTCCCGTTTTCGATGCAGACCTGTGTCTCAAACACCCACTCCTTACGTTTGGCGAGCTTTTTGAGTTGTTCTATACCTTTTTCGGTGTTGATGCAGGGGACGAATATGGACGCCGAGACGCTCATATCCTCCCAGTTTACCGTGATCCGCAACCCGTCAGGGTTTAGATCATCAATCTTCAGCGCTTTCTGCTCCATCTACAACCTCGTCGAACCCTTCAAATTTTATCTGCAACACGTCCTGTGCAGGCATGTTAAAGTCTGTACCCTTGGTCAGCCGTTTCTTAATCCGTTTAGCGCCACGCTTATCCTTGAGTTCGTCTACCAACGAGGCGTAGTTTATCTGCTGATCGGTGCACCATTCCCTAAAGGGCTTGATCCGTAGGAACAGCATCTTGGTATCAGGCTCGTATCGTGCGACCAGTGTGTTGCGTGGTGATGCCCCGACGGGTACCAGCTGATCCAATCCGTTGTCATTCTTACCGCGCAGGTCTTCAGTGCTGTCGATCTTGAGCATGTTGTTGTAGTTCTCTGACAAGTAGTTACCTACGGTCTCGTCTACAGATGCACCGATATCATTTACGAAACTGTTACGGCGGATAAGTTCTTTCACTACCCAACGATAGACTTTGCCTACATCATACTGCACCAACCCAAGTCTCTTGGCGATAATCAGTCCTGTGAGTATTACCGCGTTACCGTTCGCCCAAAATCTATTCTCAGGGCCAAGATTAGCGGCTTCGTCCAAGCGAGCCTTGGTCTTCTGAACAATAGCTCTGACCTCGTCACGGTTCTGCATGACCCACTGCACGTACTCTGGCCCGATGTGGCCGTAGTGCAACTTCAAGTCTTCGTGCAGATCAGCTGTGGCTTTTGTGTCCACTTTCATCTTAGGCACTTTGATCTCGAACAGCCGCTGCATCTCCGCTTTCGGCTCTGCTTTCTCCCGACTCAATATCTCATACGCACTGGTGTTAGCCGAACTTAATGCAAGCAGCTTCCAAGGTTTGCCTCGTGCGCGTTCTTCGTTGCCGTTAGCGGAGAGCCTGTTCTTCTGGCGACCCCCGGACACTTGATACACATACTCAGACATCTCCATGCTTGATACGTTTGTCATCTCGTCGGATATCAGCGGTAGACTGTGCATCACTTCTCCACGGTTCATGCGAGAGTTGTGCGTGTCGGCTTTCTGCAACGACAAAAGCTCCGGGTGCCCCCATATGGACATGGCCGCAAACTGCGCAGTGGTTTTACCTACGCCTGTACCGCCAAACAAATGCACCGCCATACTGTTGAGACCCGTGACCGCCATTAGTGGAGAGCCGAAACCGACGCCCACCACGTATTGATGCAGTTCAAACCCGTCTTGGTTGTAAAAATCCAAGCACTCTAGGTTACGTTCTCTGCTGCCTTTTGGTTCGAACGCATCCATGAACCCTGCAGTCTTCGAAGACGGTGGGTTGTAAGTAATCCTATCCGCTTCAACCAGCTGCTCTCCTAGAACAAACGCATCCATGTCGTCATCGACCCAGCCGAATTGCCGGTGTGCCTCGTCAGCAACGGTGGTGCGTTGTAGTTCGTCTACCCATTTTGTCGTGTATGCCATAAGTTTATCCAGAGCCTTTCCCCATGCAGTTACGCCTTCTTTAGCCATGCACTTACGGAACTCATCACGAGAAGTTATTTGTGTAAGTGGTACGCTAAATTGCCGTACACCGTCTCTTGGTAAATGAAGACGAAACACCAATGTCTCGCCTAGTTCAACGTCATGCAGACGCCGCGTAATGTATATGTCGTGATGATATATAGCCTCTTCTTCTATATCCCCGTCGGAGTTACTACTGCGGAGGAACACACCGCCAGCTGCACCGCGAAAGTACGGCTTCGGGTATTCGGGTATGTCGAAGTCTTCCGCTTTTTTCTTGCCCAATACCGGAACGGACACTGTCACTTCGCCTTTGCTCTGCCGAATACGCTTGCCCAGTACAATCGGCGACTTAATCTCGCCCCATAGTGGGCAGTCTCGGCAGGTACCTTCGTTCAACTCGTCGAAACGTGCACAGGTGTACGGGCCTTTGATCTCGTCCAACTTCTTGCGCATGTCTGTTTCGTTGTACGCAGGGTGGCGGTTAGATATCTTTACTGCGGCGGTATCCCCGTCACTGCAAAACTTTGCAATAGACAGACCCGCTCTCCACAGAGGTTCGCTCACTTCTGTCTGCTGCGTGGCGATAAACTTCAGCTGCGCACACCCACGACCCTCGACGGTCTTCTTCATAATCGTCTTGAAAACATTCTCGGAGTTTTCGGCGTAGGCTTCGTACAGCGCATCGGTGCCCAGATCAATCTTGATAACTGGCTTCGACAGGACGCCCAGCTTGGATGTGAACTCGTCAAGCACCACAGGCTCCGGCATCGACACACCAAAGAAGTCCACAGGCAAAGGCGGATCGTCCTTGTAGTTGTGTGTAAATGGTACGCGAAGGATACGAGCCACGTCTGCAGTAACCGCAGGGTCAGCGAGTAAACCGTTATCGGCGCAAGCCTGCTTCAATCTCTCAGCTGCGTCTACCCACTGCTCCGCCGAAACTGCTTCGGTAAGGGGCCAGTATACGTGCACCCCACGGCCACTGTTGACCATGAGTGGTTTAGGCAAGGATAGTTGTTTACAGAAAGCGCGTAACGCATCCACGGCCAGAGCCTGTGAAGGATATTCTTTCGAGGGTCCACAATCCAGATCAAGGAACAGGGACTTCAACTCGCGGGCGTTTATACCCTTACGGCTTGTCGGCTCTTTGTATGTGCTCAGAGCGAAGTATACGTCAAACCCATCGGCATCGAACTTCTGTGCGGCGCGCTCTACTTCCTCAAGGGTATCGTAGAACTTCTGGATACGGGCGTCTTCTTTGCTCTTGGCGGCGAACATGCAGTAGTGCCCGTTGTCACTAAGTACGCCCCCCAAAAAATCTAATGTGTTCATTGTTGCTGCTCCAAAAATATGTCGTGGCGGGCTCTCAAAAGGGTAACAAACCCGCCACGACTACCTATCGTTTTAAACTAGGCGAGTGACCCCTCAATCGTCCCAGTCGTCCACAATAGAAGCAAGATCGGCCTCGTTAGCAGAGGGAGCAGCTACCTCTTTCTTCTTGGCGACCTTCACCGGCTCAGGGGCAGCGTCGATATCAATCTCGTCTTCTGCCACTGCGCCATCACGCTGGGTCTGTACCTTGTCGGTTTGGGACACAGTCAACGTAATTGCTTTGATAGCGTCTTCGCTATCTTTCATAGACACAGCTTGCTGCAGTTCTTCTTCAGTCAACGGACGGACTGGCTTGAAGAACAGTTTCGGCGTGTCGCTGTTTTCGTCAAAATACATCTGTGTGAGCACAGCGATGGAGGGCGTCTTGTGCGCCTTGAGGTACTTAGCGTACGCTTGCATCCCCATCTTGCCGTCCTTGGCTTCGCCGAAAATGGATGTAGCTGGCAGTTGTAATTGATACACGGTGTCGTACTCACCTTCGAGCATTACAGCTACGCGCTGGTTGTACCGGCATGCACGGCTTTCGCCTTGGCCCGAACCTTTGATGTTCTGTGGGCAGTCCATGCAGCGTGACGCTTGACGTGTTGCAGCGGGTACTTCGGCCGCAGGCTTTTGTGTATCAGGCGACCAGCATGCGGGTGGAGCAGGGTTCTCAGGATCGTACGCACCTTGATAGAATGTGCGGGACAGCTTCGCAGCGTTAATGATGACCACATTCAAGATGCCATCACTCTTAACATTGACCTGCTCACCGCTGACCATTTGGCGGAAACGTCCACCGCGTAGACTGATGCGGTTTGAGCCGCCACCACCGCCACCGCCAGCAAGATTGTCATCTGCTTCTTGTAGGGACTTAAACAAATCACTGCTCACGAGGGAATTTGTACCCTCAAATAGTGCCATGTCTGACATATTATTCTCCATTCGTTTTTGTTAAGGTTCTCATTTGAGCTTTTTTTGTTGCAGCAGTCAAGGCCGCTTCTATTTCGGGGATGCGGAACCTATAAACTTCCCCGACTTTGAGGTAGGTACTTGCAGGGATATGTCCTGAGCGTACCCACTTCCGAATGGTAGACACAGATACTAGGAAGTACTCTGCTACCTTGTGAATATCGACGTACGGCGTCTTTTCTTCTGTCATTTTTTCCTCACAGAAATAGTGTACTCCGAATCCACGTTGAGCCCTGCCGGTAGTAGGTCAGGGTTTTCCTCTATGAACTGGCGCACATGGGTTTGGTTAAGCCGCTTCTCGAAGAACTCTGGGACGTTATGTGCCAAGATAAACTCGTGCATAGATTCCCAATCGCTCGTCCAATACCGCTGCTTAACTGTACGGTAAAATAGGCCCGATGCAGTACGGACACTATCGACTTCATGTTCTTTGCAGTAAGAAAGCAAAGCGAGCTTCACCTTGTCTTGCTGCTCTCGGAGTTTGCCTTCCTCTTCTTTGTACTTGGCAGTTAACTCCGAACGCTTGTCACGTATCTTCGCGTACGTTTTAACCAGCTTCTCCACTGACACTGTCATGTCGTTCTCCATATTATCGTTGTGTATCCCTTATATGGTGAAGTATTGTGGTTAGTCAAGTATTTCCTTGTACAAATCTATCATAGCTGAGTGTATGTTGATGCGATCGTCCAGCATCTTGTATATACGCTTCTCCGCAGGGGAGCCAGCCAGTTGGATTACGGTACATTTATGCTTCTGCCCCGACCGGTGTATACGAGCGTTGGCTTGTAAGTAGGTCTCCAAGGAAGAAGTCGGCCCCCACCACACTATTGTGTTCGCTGCAGTCAAGGTTACACCATGCGCGGCGGACTGCGGCTGGATCACCAACACTCTCGGATCAGGTTTGTTCTGGAAGTCGTCGAAGATTGCTGTGCGATTAGCTGCAGAAACATCTCCTCGTATGACCTCAGACGTGATGCCGTCAGCTCGGAGCTTACTGACTAGCATATCAATCGTATGTCGGAAGGGCACGAACACGAGAACTTTCTGGCTGCTCTCGTCGATAGTTTCTCGGAGTGCTTGATAGCGGCTCTTGATGTCGAACTCTATCGAGTCCCCCTCATCGGTATATACGGCACCTGCACTGATCTGCAGTAGCTTGTTCATGTTGATCGCGGCGTTTGCCGAACTCACGGACTCGCCAGCAACCTGCATGAGCATCTGCTTCTTCAGCGTTTCGTAATACTTCTTCTGCTGTGCGGTCATTTCGACGAAGCGTTTGGTGTATACCATGTCTGGCAGGTCAAGGCACTCGTCTTTGGTAAACCTGATCGCAGGTTGCAACGCTCGGAACACTGTATCCTTGGCAGTCTCTTTAGGTTTGTAAGAGAACTGCGTTACCTTCCACATCACCATATCTCTCCATGCACCGAAGAACCTCGGCACCGATAGAGGATTGACCAGCTTGGCTAGGCCGTAAGCATCGACAGGGCTTTGTGCAGCAGGTGTACCCGTCATCATCCAGAGCCAGCTGTCTTCTTTGATTATCTTGTTGAGGGTCTTCCACCGCTTTGTCTGCGCGTTCTTGTAGTGAGTGGCTTCATCTACAATAAACAGATCAAACCCACCCGCAGCGATCTCGTCTTTGACCACCTCGACGCCATCGTAGTTAATGATGACGAACTCGGCACCGCTGTTGATGATCTTCTTGCGCTTCTCTTTGCTCCCGTGGGCTACGTCTACTGTGCGGTGCATAGCAAAAGAGAACAGGTCATTGCGCCACGCGCTGTCCATGATCGACAGGGGGCAGATAACCAACACGCGTTTAACCTTGCCTTGGGTCATCAGGTAGTCTGCCGCCCATATGGCCGATGCAGTTTTCCCTGTGCCCTGCTCGTTAAAGCAGAAGGACTTCTTGTTCAGCGTCATAAAAGACGCGGTATCTTTCTGGTGGTCGAACGGCTTGTACTGGCCCGGCCAGCTGTACCGCTTTGTAATCGGCGATGGTGCGTTTATGTTTAACGAACGCAGAGATAGAACTTCGTCCAACCCCCACTTTACGACAACCTTATTCATAGGTAGCTCCTTGCTATTGGGGATAGCTGTTGTGATTTGCTTTGGGTTACGTACCCGCAGCATTATTGCTTTATCCCGCAAAATTTCCATGTTGTTCTCCGTGGTAGTGAGCCACTACCCTTTTTTCTTGGGGCTGCTCATGGCACCACCCGCTGCTCGGTTCTTCTTACGGCTCTGTACGGTTACTCCGTTCTTATTGCTGCCGCCTTTACTCAACGCCTTCTTGTGGGCGATATCCTTGCCTTCACGCTTATCGGCTTTGCCATTCTTGTTGGCATCCTTGCCGGTCTTATCCATCTTGCGCCGCGCACGTTGCCGCTCCATGCGAGCTTCATGCTCCCCCCGTGCCTTCTGCTGCTGGTACTCTTTCTTGTATGGGCGGGGTTTATTCACATATGGCATCAGTTTGCTCCGTTATGAGGACACTCGACTACTTGGCAGTAGCGTTTGCATAGGCCAGACGGTTTAGGATTCCAAACATCCACCTCAAACGCTTTCTCCATCTTAGCATAGTTTGCCAACCATTTGCTCCAAAGAAGTTGCTCTAAGTCGATTTCATATTCGGCTTTGACGAGGCTCTTGGCTATCACAAACAACAACCCTGCATTTAGCTTTGTGACCTTCGGGTAGTGCTTGAAGATCGTCAGTGCCATCAACTCAAGCTGACCCTTGTCGGCATACTTGGAAGACTTGCCCGTCTTGTAGTCGATGATCCAACCCGTACCAGTATCCTCGTCGATGATCGCAAGGTCAACGATACCACGGAACCATACATCTTTAGCAAAGAAGCTGCAGGGTTCTAGGTCAGCGGTCAGGCCCAGCTTCTGCTCGACAATCTTCTTACCCGGCTTACGGTTCAGTGCATCCAGTGTTGGCTTGATGAAGTCAAACTTGGCAGGGATAGGAGTGCCTTCGCCGATGTAATCCTCACACGCCTTGTGAAAATCAGTACCGTAGCGCATGGCCTCAGTTTCTTTGAACGGATACTGCTTGAGTACCTTCTCGTGGTAGAACTGCTTGGGGCAGGTCTCGAAGGCTTTGATCCGGCTGAAGGACCATGGCGCTGCTTTACTCATTCGCCACTCCCTGCACTTCCTCGATTACATGTAAAAACTTTATACTTGGTGTGTCTTTACGTAACGCATGGTACTCCAGTTGTACTTTTGCCGAGTTTATCATTTTACCCGCTAAGTTCGCCATTTCGGAAGCGTCCTTGGACTTTACCGCCCCGTCTGAAAGGCCCTTAAAAACTCTGGCAAGTTCTTCTCTCAACTCTACAACATTTTTCATACTACGTTCTCCTTTATAAACCGTCTTATTTTCATCAGTTCTTGTTGCGCTCTAACAACTTCTTGCGGAAACTCTGACCCTTTCATAAAAGATCGCGCCCCCAAAGTAGATCGTGCGTAACGTTCGCTTATAGTAGCCACACCATGCCTACTCCTTAGTATATCCCTCTGCCTATTTAACTCCACTATATCAGGGTTGTTTTCTACCCAACGCTTCCTAGTAATTTTGTATTTACCTGAAGCTCTGTATTTCTCCCCCCTTAATTTGTCTTGTAGCTTGTTTTTCTCGTAGTTGTTTTCTACCCAAGCCCTAGACAACTGCCTTATACGTGCACCGTTTTTTAGTCGTGCCTGCTTCCTAAACGCAGCTGTGCAAACAACACAGTTTGTCCCGACCCCCTTTTGTCGTACCCCAGACTTATGAAAATTATCGTATGTTTTGTATTCAAAACACGTAGGGCAGCGTTTGTGTTTAACCCCTGCGATTAATTTAAATACAAGGGTCAAGTCTTTAGGACGCTCCACGCCATGAACCCTAAAATATTCCGCTTCCCTGACGCATGGTTTACAAATAGTAGTAACCCCGTTAGGGCTATCCGCCCTCTTCTTCATCTGGTTTAGCGGTTTATGTTCTAAACATACGCGGCACTTTCTAGTTTTCATTCGCAGTCTCCGTACGATTTGCCCGTGCCGCTCTCGCAATCGACAGGTAGCCCCTCGGCCCAATCAGGCGTCCACCGCATACATTTCTCCACGTATGCCTGTGCTTCAGTTACTTCTTCGTCAGGTACACAGCATACAATCGAGTCGTGAACTGTCAACACCACTTTGTATTTCTTGTTAATTCGTAGCATTTGCTCACCTATTATGCAGCGAGCTATCGCTTGGCACACGTTCTCAATTACCTTACCGCCGTACAACTTCTTACGACCCCGGCGGACCTTGTATGAGTATTCGAATCCCATTTCTGACTTCTCACCGCGCAACTCGGGGTAAAATATTTTCAGCCCACTCGGCACGATCAACGCCTGATCTGCGGCGTCAACGGTGATAACACCCTTCTTACCGAACGCCATGGCGCGATTGTTGACGAGGTTCTTCACCATGTTGTTGGCGTCTCTCCAGACTTGTCTGATCTTAAAGTTAGCCTCGCGGTAGATAGAGATGATCCGCTGCGCTTCTGCCTCGGATACTTCAACCCCAGACTTCTTTAGCTCCACGCCAAACTTCTCGGCCCCCATGCCGTAGCCTGCACCTAGAATTGTAGTCTTACCCACAAACCGCTGGTCCTTAGTCACGTCCTCAACAGGCACGTTGTATATACTGGACGCCATGTACTTATACACGTCCTCACCTCTAGCAAACTGATCTACAAGATCGTTCTGCCCTGCGAACCATGCCAGCACTCGCGCTTCGATTTGAGAGGAATCGGCTTCGACAACTGTGTATCCCTCGGGGGCAATGATCGCCTTCTTTAGCTTCTTGCCATTCGGCCCACGGCTCGGCAGGTTTTGCAGATTGATCTTATCCGCTCCGCCCCACCTACCAGTGTGCGCTGCGTAGTACTTGATCGGCCCCGGAAGCAGCCCACGTTTAGCTATACCTATAAACCTCTCTGTGCGTGTCTCTTCTAGGGTAGACTTGTTGCCCAGACGTGCCGCTACTAAAGACTGCACCCGATCATCGTCGTGTTCCTGCAACGCCTTGAACGCCTCGTCACTCTTGGCAAAGGCATAGGTCTCCTTACCTGTCGTCAGGCTGATCTTCATCGGGGGTTCTACACCAAGGTCTCGTAGCATGTCGGCAAACTTAGGGTTGGACGTCAGGTCTTTCTTGTCCTCTACCCCTGCGTCTATCAACAGTTTGTCCTTGCGGTCACGGGTGTCTTCGAGGTGTTGTTCCAACAACCCAATGTCGAGGTCGAGTACAGGGTCAATAAACATACGCAGTGTAACGTCTATTAACTTGAGTTCCTTTCGGGGGAAGTTAGCGCCCATGATTTTAAACAGCTTGTAGGTCAACTCTACATCTTGGATGCAGTACTCGCCGTACTTCTCAGCTTCTTCTGCAGTGAAATCGGCGCGGCGTTTACCCTTGGCAGCAAGTACCTCGAACCCTTTCTGGCCGATACCGTAGCGTTCTGACAAGGCTCGCAAGGATGCACCGGTCTCCACTCCATGCAAAGCTCTACCCATATTCATAGTGTCGAACCACACCTTCGGCTTCACGCCGTAACGCCAACTCAGGATGGCACCGTCGAACATAGTGTTCTGCGCAAGTATAGCAGAGTCAGAGAAGTCTATGTGTGACAACAAACGCTCGATCATATCCGGGTCGTTAAGATACTTCGTCGTCTTGTCGTTCTTCTTGATCGCAAGGCCGATTACTTCGAAACGTGAGTCGCGCACATAATCCTCTGTCGTCAACTTGGACAACGAATAATCTTGATCGTAGTAAGTCTCGAAGTCGAGTGTATATACATCCATCACTCAGGTTCCTTCTGTTTAAAGTACGCATCGGTCAGCAGATCGACTAGGTATTCGGATACAGTTTCGTATCCACCGTCCTGCACCTGCTCGGCGGCGAACCTCCAAACCTCGGGAGTAGTTGTTTTCTCCAGCGTTGAACCCATAGCTCCGGTCTTTACACCGTATACACGGTGTAAATCCCTCACGTACTTAACCTCCGCAACGGCGGGGGGTAATAAACCATCTTGCCTTGCCCGGCGTATGACAGATGCAACCTGTGATTTGGTCTTGAACGTGAGCCGCACTATATCGACGTTGCTCATGCCTTCACTCTTTAGTTGTATAATTCGCAGGGTATCTTTAGTTCTTCTCAATCCCGGCATCAGAAAGGTACCTCTCCGTTTTCATCCCGTGGGTCTTTAAAAGAGTAGTCGTACACTACAGGTTCCGGCTTCTCTTTGGGTTTGGAGACAGGCATGACGCCCATCTCCTCTAGGTGACGTTCGAGTTCCGTCATGGCCGGTCGTCCTCTCCCGCGTTGCGGCGTTCGTATGCTACCAAGAACGCTATGCAGCAAGCGGCATGGGCTAGGTGCGAGTAGCCTGTTTCAGGGTCTTTATCTTCACCACCCCACCACGCCCACATGTGCCGCATCATGGCACCGAAGGGGCGAGACCACTGCATACCTAACTCCCAGTTACGCGCCGAATACTTCTCGGCACCGAACGTAAGAACCTGCGCAGTTTCTTCGAGTATCTCAGGGGGTAGCAGGTCGTACCGAGGCTTATCACTGTCAAACTTTTGACCACCCATCTTCTTCGGGGTAACTTCTTCTTTCCAGTTCTCCGACGATATACGGGCAAGTAACTGATCGACGTATTTGACGCTCGCCCGGGTTGCCTTGGCTATTTGATGCGGACTTGCATCGCGGTTGGCGAGTATGTACTTCCACACACGTTCTTCTTTCGGGGTCATATCTTATATCCTTCTTCTCGGCGGTTGCGCACAAACTTAGTCAGGTCGCCCTTGGCGTAGAAATAACGCTGTGCGGCTGACGGAGACGCATCCGTCTTGTGTTGCGCCTCCATCCAGAAATCCACCTGCTGTTTGAGGAACCTGTATTCAGCTTCCAATGCGGGAGTTAATTTCTTGTCCTTCATTACATCGAGAACCAATCTGCTGACGGAGACCACAGAACCCATGAGGCTTTCTCTTGGTTCCCTTTGACGTGGACCTGCGCCTTGGCCATCTCTCCAGCGTTGTGCATGCGACTAAGAGCCAACTGCATCTCGGCTTCGGTGACACCCATGTTCTCGGCCAAGGCTGGGGCGGTGATCGAAACCTGATTATCGCCTATGTCGAAGTAAGCCACGATACGATCTTCCAGCTTGGCTTCTTCCACACGGGGTGTCGGCTCTTCGGGGGCCATGTCCCCTATAGATACGCCAATGGCTTGCCAAGGCGTGTCTTCTTTCCCAGAAGGGTTAGGAGTCAGGATTAATTTACGTGTGTCCCCTGCGTTTAAGCCCTTATCCCGTACGAGCTTCGCGTTGATGAACACTTGTTCGCCGCTATCGACACGCACGCCAAACGAGGTGTCTGTGTCCAGACGAGCTGTGATGTATACTTCCTGTGCATTAAGTGCAGCCATGTTAATCATTCCTTATGATTTAGGTTGGTTTATGTTCGCCCATGTTGTGAGCGTCTCTTTCGTGTCGTGCATGTTCTCTTCATTCACGACCCAATCAAAGCCTCCTGCAGCCTTGATATCCTCTAAGTTCTTCTGCTGTAGTGCGGTGGTCTTACCTTTCCCTGCCTTGCACTCGATGCCGAAGAACAATCCTTTGTAGCATGCGACTATGTCAGGTACGCCGCTCCGTCCGAAACCCCCCGTGACAGGGTAGAAGTAGTAGGCACCCAATTCCTTTAGGTACTTCACGACGATCTTTTTAACTTTAGCTTCTGGTGTCATGGCCATCTAGATTTCCTTTTATAGCTATGGTGCAACATTTGAAACGGGCCGCACGGGATAACTGGCTTCGGTTGGTTCGTGAGGGGCAGCGAACCGCCCCCCATGGTAGTGACTCACTACCTATTCATGGTAGACCCAATAAGTTGAGCGATCTATCCTACGCCCTACCTCGCCAACCTCTTCAGTCGGTGGGGTAGGGTCTGTCATCATTAAAACTGCGATACGCTCTTGGACCCATTGGGGGGTCTCGTTTATGCTAACGTAATGGCCCAAAACTGACGTGTCAATACATCCTATGTCGAAACACATTATATCTACATCTCCCGTAGTAGGATGTATCGTTACGCGGTATGTTACTATGTTTGGAGCTTTCACGTTGTTTTACTCGCACCTCACATAGAACATATTGTTAGCGGCTCGGTACCCAACGCCGGAAACGTATATCCCTACCTCCACCATCGACAGCACAGACATCGCACCCATCAAACGCTCTGGTAGTTCTTCCTGCGTGAAGTAGAACAAGTTCTCCTGCGTAACCGCCAAGCGGAAAAGGCTTCGGTCGTCATCCACTTCAGCAAACCCACGGAAAGTATTCTTGCCGTGAGCCTCTATAACCTCGATGAATGTATGCTTCGCGTCATGTAGCTTCTTGCTCTCTTCATGCTCCGCAACCGCAGCGAACGCCGCGTGGAGTTGGGCTTCGAGTTCCTTATCAACGAACACATAGTCCGAGTTCAGTATGCGTTGGAGTTCATCCTGCAATGGGGTTGTGTCCGACTTGCGGAAGCGCTCCAAGGCAAACAGTTTGCAGTCGATCTGCTGCGTAGCCTTAGCCACTTGGCTCCGTGCTGTGGACTTTGCATCGAACAAGGCGCTGACAAACTCCCCTTGCGTAAACTCTAGCACTTGCTTGGTAGTCAACGGACGTAGATGTTTTGCTGCGTTGGCAACACCCTTGGGTCTATGCAGGGCACTAGCCATGTGCTGTTTCTCACCATAGTTATACTTGCCGTTGTGTATGTTGGGCGAGAACACCGCGTAACGCTGCTCT